GTCATCGTCACATTTTTCTTCGTCATCTTTTTTACGATGACTATCCTTTTTCTTCATATCCTTCTTGTCATCGTCTTTCTTTTCTTCGTTATCTATGCGATACACCATAGCTTCGTCCCCTTTGTAAATTGCGCATACCTCGCCTCCTCTGGCGTGGGCGACGCAGGCTAAATGATTATAGACAATGTTGACTTGTTTCTTTGTATATTCTAAACCATCGAAAACACCGCTGGCTGGTTCTACGTCACAGTTGTAACCCATGCTTATATGACCTATCTTCTCAGTCTCGATAGCGTCTATAAGAACAGGGTCGGTGATGATGATGTGGTCTACTTTTAGTAAGGTAAGTTCACCATTTTTCTCTGGGTAACCTTCGCTACCCAGATAGCCTTTCATATAGGCTGATGTAGAACCAGGGTCTAATAGGTCTGGTGGGTGATTGTGAGTAACAGGTAAAGCCTTGAGAGTACTAAGTGACTTGGGATTTAGCACCTCAGATTCACTACGTAATTCGTTGCCATCGTGGTAAACGAAGACTCCAGTTCTAGTGACCACGCCTGCAACGTCTAAGTAACCTTGGGGTGTTCTATTGTATTTTTCTATCCTAAAACCGTCATATCTTACTACCACAGTGTCCTCCAATACCAATATCAGATATGTCACAACATTAGTCAAGTAAAAAGTTAGACTTTGTATAAATATTATTTGATTTTAGACTACGTGTAAACTGAAAGAACCCAAGAAGTGGTTTCCTGGGCTCTCAACATCTTTAAGGAGTATATCTATGTCTAGCATAGCATGACGTAGTTGTCAAGTATTTTCTATAAGATAAGTTGGTTGACTTAGGAACTTTGCTGTGATAAAAAATTAGAACTAGGCCGGTGTAACCTAGTTCTATCAACATAATACAGAAAGGTGTTATATGAATAACATACCCTTAGTTTCCTGTCAAGTAATTTCTTCAAAAAATGTCCCAGCTACTACTTCCCTTAAGATTGCTGAATTCACTGGGAAAGAGCACTTTATAGTTCTAAGAGATGTGGAGAATCTTATTTCCGAGGGCCATATCTCAGAATCCAATTTTGTATTCTCAACTTATCAAGGCGCACGTAGGAAAGAAAAGATGTGTGTTCTCGACGAAGATGCAACTACGCTTCTTCTCATGGGTTATACTGGTAAAGAAGCAATGACTTGGAAAAAATCTTACATTGCTGAGTTCAAAAGAATGCGCGAAGAAAACAAAGTTAAGAGAGTAAGAGGTGATGACTTTGCTTTTCTCAACCAAGTACAAAAGAACGTAGCTGACCACATGCGTAGAACATTGGAAGGAAAAGAGGGTCACGTGGGCTACTACGTTTCTCTGGCAAAGTCAACCAACGAGATTGCATTTGGTTACCATGAGAAAGGTATGAGAAGAGACATGACCCCTGAGCAATCCTTGAAACTTGGTTATACCTTGCAAGGTTCTATAAACCTTATGTTACGAGGTGTAACGAATCCTACTCAACTGAAAGAAGCTATGTCGAAACAATTGGCAAGATAACACATCGACAATTGTAATCATTGTACTCCACTGGCAAGTCCATAAAAGATACTTTCTTTCCTTGCAATTTACGATGACTCTTCCTCACTCTTTCATCTCCTGAAGTACTCCAAATACCTTCTGTCAAACCTAGAGACTGAGCTTGAGATATGGATAAGTCTCTATTGAGGTTATTTATGTCTGTCCTAGACGTAGTCTCAGTGAACTTGAACTTAGGTTTCTTATACTTCTCTAAGAAGACTTTAGAATTTGTTCCAGTGAACAAAGAACTTTCACGGAACAAAGTAAGCTGAGTCTTACGTTTCTCGTAGATAGCTTCTATGTTCTTCTCTATACTTTCTACTGAGTTCTTCCTAAACTCAGTCAACCTGGTTACAACTCCGACCCCAGGGATAGACATCTTAAAGTCCTTTAGTAACTTATTAAATGAGATAGCTATTAAGTCATCGATAACATCGTAACTTAGCTTCTTCATAAACTCCCTAGGTACAAAGTCCCCGAAGTCTCTCCCTTCTTGGAGACCTCGTACTAAGTAGACGCTAGAGTAAGCCCAGAAAGACTTATAGATAGAACGTAGCCATACTGCGTATCTCTTCTCTAGACCTAAACTAAATCTACTTACCTTTATTGTCTTTTTTATCTTTCTTCTCTTCATCATTATCTCCACTAAGTTCTTCTTCTAAACTCATCTCTGCTAACATTTCTTCAGACTTAGTTATCTCTGGGTACCTAGACTCAACAAAGTCAGCACAGTCATAACCAAAACTTTCGAGGGAAGCTACACCACTAGCTAACTGGGAAAACACTTGGCTTTCTTCTAACTTAGTAAGTGACTCATGGTGCTCAAAGCTAACACTGAATTCCTTAGGCATCTTTAGTCCATCAGTGTATTGAAATAAGTCCATAAAGTACCGTATAATTGGTTCAACTTTCTCTTGTCTCTCAGCGTCAATAAAGCTCTGGAACGTAGTCTTCTCAGTCCTCCCTGTAGTCTGACCTATGCTCCCCTCACCGAACAATACGTCATGAGGAATATCGGTGTCTAGACAAAGTCTCTCTTGGGCTTGCCTAGTAAGCTCAGCTATCCCAGCTAACGTAGGGGTGTAGTACTCAAACTCTTCCTGGATGTCTATCGCCGATACATTGTGAACACTACGTGCTCTGTTCTTAGCATCCAATGCTGCGGCGAGAGCTTGTCTCTGAGTAGGATTAGTTAGAGACTGAGCTAAACCCATGATCTTATGTATTGGTAAAGGAATCCTAGATAACATAGTTGCCATGTTGTCCATTGCAGTATTATAATTCCTAGATGCATTTTCTATCTTACGGATGTAGGAATCATGGAAGTGCATATTCGTTCTGAAGTTAAAAGGCATAAGCTGAATACCCGAGTAACGAAGTAACCTAGAATGGTGTATTGACTTCGCTATCATATTAGGTAGACGTTTTATGTCTTCTATTTGTTTAAGATAAGCTTCTTGACCTTCAGCTGCGTTCATATTGTAATTGCCAACGATGGGCGTAGTAATTAAGTAGTAGCTAAGAGGGTTAAAGTCAAAGTCCATCTCAGTAGGGTTAGGCGCAAAGAAGTACCTAGACAAGACATAAAGTTTTCTAATCGCCTTGACGTCCTTAGTAACTAGGGGTATGTCTTCTACGTACCTTATGTTACTATTACTATTCTCATAGTTAGTGACTATCTTCTTAGCCCCTTCTACGTCTAACCACATAAAAGCGTCACCGTAGACATAGCCCTGGGTAGCAAGCCTCTTACACTTAGACCAGACTTGGTACTTCTGAACAAAGAGCTCAGTGAATTCTTTGTTATACTCAGGGTCATCGCATTCTATAATGAAGCCATCCTTGAATATGTACTTAACTATAGTGTCTATGATCTTACGCTTTATAGGGTCCATAGAATAATGATGTTCCAGAGTCAACGGAGAATATGGCTCAAAAGGTTTTATCTCCGTTGACTCTGTTATGTCTCTAGATGTGCCCATCCCAGTAAAGATGTTCTTGTATACTGAGTCCATCCTAGAGCCTAGTAAACTAAGACTTTGTTGTACTGAATCTAGTCTTAGATTTACATCGTCCTTAGACTTCTGATGTTTCTTCCTTGTCATATAATACTCCCTTGTTCCGCTGCAAACAAAGTACAGCGATTAAAGTCTCGTTGTTCTTCTACGTGAGTCACTAAGTCACAGTACTTGAATTTCTCATTGCCCCATAGTACACCAAGCGACAAAGCATCTATGGTATCATCGTTCTTACTGAAAGGGAAATTAGCTCCTTCGTTCATAAGAGGGTATTGCCAGCCCATAATAGAATCAAAGTTGTCACTGTTACCGTCATCTATGATATACACTTTACGTCTGTTTATTAGAAACTTTAGAGGCTGAGCTCTGACTATCTTAGACCCATTCTGTTTCACACCTTCAGCAAACTTACCCTGTACACCTGGTAACTTCTTCATAGTTTCAACCAACGCTTCACCAGCAACGCCAGGATCAACAGGGAACAAAGGTATGACTCCGTAGCCATCCTGTAACGAAGTTTCATCAACTAAGATATCATTGCACTCTGTAAGACCTCGTTGGGAAACCATATCCATGATGACGATGGAATCACGAAGAAAGGCAATCTTTACACCTCGAGTCCAGTCTCTACGTAGCACGTCTTCCTTGATTACTGAGCCACTAGACCCCACGCCAGCAAAGTCCCAAGACCTTACGTAAACTAAGACTTGGGACTTCATCTCCTCGAAGTCAGACGAAGTAATAACTTGCACATTGTCCATGTTAAAGAAACCGCCAGTCATAGGACGAGGGTCTTGCATATACTGAGCATAGAAAGTATAAGGGTCGTTCTCTTTCTCCAGTAATAAAGAGGCTGTGTCCATACGTTCAGGGAATATAGATTCACCGTTCACTAAGGCAGGGACAACGTAGTGGATACAGTTGTCTTTGTAATCTTGGAGGAGTCTTCCACTAAGGTCATCTACGTGGGTACGTTGCTGGACTACGATTATCGGCGTACCTCCTTTCATAGTCCTCTTGTTACGCCGAGACTTGAACGTAGAGTTAAATCTCTCGTAGACGCTGTTACGGCGTACTTCATAGAACACATCGCTAATCTTATTAGGGTCATCAAAGATAAGGTCCCCACCATGAGCTGTGCCATCTAAGTCTCCTGCAGCGAACCCTGTCGCTACGCCGTTTATCGTAGTAGCTAGGAACTTACCACGTGCCGCTGTTTCCCAGATGTTGGTTGAATCTTTCTTGAACATAGTTTTAAGCTCACAAACATTCTTCAGAGCATCCTTGACTTCTCTGGAAAAAGAAAAACTAAGTTCCTTGGAATAAGTGACATAGATAAAGTTAGCACCACCATTGTGAACATAGCACCACGCTACGTAGAGAGTGAATATCAGGGTCTTACCGAAACGTGGTGCTATGTTCACAACTATGATAAACTTACCCTCAGGTAACTCTCTTCTAGCACATTGTTCTAGGAGGTCACAAAGTCCTTGATGATGCTTTGTCACTCTGTACTCAGTATTATATAGTGCAAAGAAAGTTTGTTTTACAAAGTCAAGAAACCCAGGAACCTCCCTAGGTTTTCTTTGTTGGGCATGGTATCTCAGAGCTTTATCTAAGAGACGTTGGTTGATATTCACTTAGTATTACCTTTAAGGTACTCCACGTCACCTGGTGTCATACCCATAGCCAGGACCGTGGTCTTAAGCTCCATTTGCTCTTCTTGGTACTTAGTACGAAGTCTTATGTTCTTAAGTTTGACTTTGTGGTCTAGGCTAATCTTTAGTTCCTGGAGTCTAGTCTTAGCACTCTCAGGATCATAGCTGAACCTAGAAGTACAAAGGAAGTCAAGAGCTTTGTATTGAGAAGGGTCACATGTAACCATGCCTAAGGCTACGTCAGTCATAGTCTTACCTACATGGAGATTACACTTAGCTTTACCTAGCTCATACCTACGTATCATTTCTTCGTCTAATATACTTAGCTTTAGAAAGTCATTGTGAGGTATGTTAAGTAACGAAGCCATAGTCCTCGTAGAGTCTATGCCATAGTAACCATATTCTTCCATGGCCTTGTACACGTGGTGGTTAGGCTTCCAGTCACTACTAAGTTTACTCTTGAGCATCTCTAAGTTACTAGGCACAAGGTCACTCATAATCTTCGTCTCCTTACAAGTCATCTTTGTCAACTATACTGACAAATAGTAATGATTACAAGGAAAATCTTAGTCTCTGAGGTCTTAGATTATGTCAGTATTGAGAACATAGATTATGTTGTGTGAATTTTAGGCCTAGTCAACTGAGTCATCGAGGCCCTCTAGGTCTAAAAAGTTTTGAAAACATCGATTTCCGGTTTTGGCTGTTCCCTAGTTAGCTAGTCTCAACCAAGTTCCTTCTTTGTTTTTATTTGTTTCAATAGTACCAGTTTCAAAATAATAGGATAATACAGAGAAGCTGTTGGGCTGCAACGGTTGCGAGCCTTAGAACCTTGGCTAATTCTCGACCCCCCCTAAAAATAGGAAAACTTAGTATCTACGGACAAAGTAAACTAAGTAAATAAAGATTTTTAGACTCTATTTTTTATCAAAATACCAAGGACTTTTTATCAAAATACCAAGGACTTTTAGAGTTCACTCCAACTCAAATAAACCTAGTAAACTATGTTACTAAGTCTTCTCAGTTCCAAATGTGCCGCCCCTACAAACAAGGTAGAAGTCTTAGCAACTGTCGTCCGTTCGCCAGTATTACCTAGCCGCAATTTTCAATCCAGTGCTTGAAGGTTCGGAGCTGTTCGTCAGTACGTCTTACTCCGTCAACTAAGGACAATGTACTCCTACTTTGTATCTCGTGTCAACTTCTTTCTTCATAGTTTTTCTTTGTTTCCAATGTATCAGACGAGGTGACAAAATAATCTGTCACATGAGTTGACAAATGATTTAGTGCATGGTACTTTATTTATATGGAAGAGGATACTCTCCCAAAGCACCGAGAGGAATCAGGAATCAAGCGCACAGTACCTGGTTGAGTTAAGGGGAAGCCGACTAAATGAGCTTTGACCATATGACAGTGAGATCTGTCTGTAGTTACAATCAAGATTAGATTGCAACGATAAATACTCTTAGAATGAGTAGTAAGCTAGTGGTGCAGTTTCCCACATTAAACAATACAAATTTCTGAACTTCGGACTAAGTGTATTTACAGTGCGGTACTAACATCTTAAGGAGAACAGAGTATGACAAAGAAAGAACTAGACCTGATTTTAGATAAACATAAGAAATGGCTAAATAATGAAGAAGGAGGAGAGAGGGCTAACTTAGAAAGAGCTGACTTAAGAGGGGCTAACTTAAGAAGAGCTAACTTAAGAGAAGCTGACTTAAGAGGAGCTGACTTAAGAGAAGCTGACTTAAGATGGGCTAACTTAGAAAAAGCTAACTTAGAAGGAGCTAACTTATATTGGACTAACTTAGGAAGAGCTGACTTAAGAGGAGCTAACTTAGGAAGAGCTGACTTAAGAGGGGCTAACATAGAAAGAGCTAACTTAGAAAGAGCTAACTTAGAAAATGCTGACTTAAGAGGAGTGAGGAGAACAAAGTATGAAGTCAGATGAATTTTCGGTTACCTGTAACCAATGTGGTATAAGGTCTAAAAATATTTTGGACGAAGAAAAAATCTATTCGATGTTAAAAGATAGAACATTTTACCTTGAATGTAGGAATTGTGAATGGGTATCAAAATACGCGTTATTCGGGTCTTCAGTAATTTTAGTCCATGTAGAAGGAACAAAGCATGACAAAGAAAGAACTAGACCTGATTTTAGATAAACATAAGAAATGGCTAAATAATGAAGAAGGAGGAGAGAGGGCTAACTTATATGGAGCTAACTTAGAAAAAGCTGACTTAAGAATAGCTGACTTAAGACTAGCTGACTTAAGACTAGCTGACTTAAGAGGGGCTAACTTATATGGAGCTAACTTAGAAAAAGCTGACTTAAGAATAGCTGACTTAAGACTAGCTGACTTAAGAATAGCTGACTTAAGACTAGCTGACTTAAGACTAGCTGACTTAAGAGGTGCTAACTTAAGAGGTGCTAACTTAAGAGGAGTTATCCATTCACTAAAGAGATTAAAATCAATCTTTGGTTTTGAATACCCGATAGCAATAATAGACGATGTTATAGAAGTTGGATGCCAAACACATACTTATGAACAATGGAAGAGTTTTACTCAAGAAGAAATTTATAAGATGGACGGGAATGAAGCAACAAAATTTTACCCTAAACTTCTGAAGATATTAGAAATGGAAATGAATTAAGGAGACAAAGTATGGATAATTACATTGAACTAGGCGGTGTAAATATAGAATCATTCGTAGACTATACGAAGTTTATAAAAGTGACGGCGAAGATACAACGTAAAACTGAAGAGAATAAGTTCTTAGAGATGACGTTCAAACCAGAGTTGCTGGGGGAAGAGCGTCTGCTTAGTATTCATATAAAAGAGTATGTGGATAGGATTCTTTCTATAAGAAAAAATGAATTATTTAATGAAGTTTTAACAAAGGTAAAGGAACTAAAAAAGGGGATAAAGAATGACTAAGGAAGAGCTTATCGATGATTTGTCATATAAGATTAAAACAATAGAAGAGATATTATACTATGAAAATAATGGCTGTAGATGTGAAGAAATATATGAATATGAGAAAGAAGAGTTAGGTTCTTCATGGTCATTCTCCCACCATAAACGTTGTCCCTATTATATGGATAAAGATGAATATATGAATGATATTATATTACTAACAGCTAAATTAACCTTGATGAATTCTAAGAGTGAAGTGAAGTAAACATGGGGACAATTCCATTGACCGCAGAAGAGTATAATAGAGGATTCAAAGTTGGGGATATAGTCCAATGTATATTTTTTAGCCCGTTAATAGCAATTGGTGAGATTATAGAAATAAATTATGACATGGAGGAAGGTAGGAGTATTAATTTAAGATTTATTTTTACAGAAGAAAATGATGATTGGGAGTTAATACCGGGAGATACTCATGAAGAATATCCGTTTCAGTTAAAATTACTAAAAAAATAAAAGGAAATGGATTAAGGAGAACAAAGTATGACTAAGGAAGAACTAGGCCTGATTTTAGATAAACATAAGAAATGGCTAAATAATGAAGAAGGTGGAGAAAGAGCTGACTTAGAAAGAGCTGACTTAGAAGGAGCTGACTTAAGAGGAGCTGACTTAGAAAGAGCTGACTTAGAAGGAGCTAACTTAAAAGGAGCTAACTTATATGGAGCTAACTTAGAAGGAGCTGACTTAGAAAATGCTAACTTAGAAAGAGCTGACTTAAGAGGGGCTAACTTAAGAAGAGCTAACTTAGAAAAAGCTAACTTAGAAAAAGCTAACTTATATGGAGCTAACTTAGAAAAAGCTAACTTATATGGAGCTGACTTAAGAGGAGCTGACTTAGAAAGAGCTGACTTAAGAGGAGCTGACTTAAGAGGAGCTAACTTATATGGAGCTAACTTAGAAGGAGCTGACTTAGAAAATGCTAACTTAGAAAGAGCTGACTTAAGAGGAGCTGACTTAAGAGGAGCTAACTTAGAAGGAGCTAACTTAGAAGGAGCTGATTTAGGGAGAGCTAACTTAGAAGGAGCTACCCATTCATTAAAGAGATTAAAATCAATCTCTGGTTTTGAATATCCTATAGTAATAATAGATGATGTTATAAAAGTGGGATGTAAAAGACATAATCATGAAAAGTGGAAGAGTTTTACTCAAGAAGAAATTTATAAGATGGATGGGAGTAGAGCAATAGAATTTTACCCTAAACTTCTGAAGATATTAGAAATGGAAATGAATTAAGGAGACAAAGTATGGCAAAGATAAACAAAGGACTGGCGAGACAATATATAGCAAATATGAGCAAGCATAGCCACACAGGGTCTAGAAGCATAGAATCTCAATTAAGAATAGAAATATCCAGGGCTATTCAAATAAAAAATAAGATTGATGAACTAAGATATGCAATCAATGAACTTTATCACTTCTTGTCTCCACTAGAAGAGCAGATATCAAATAGACTTATAGACCACCCTGAACTTAGAATTTTGGCAAAGGAAGAAGGATACTATGACTAAGTTCTTACTTCTGATTATTCTTACCCCGTTATATGCAGCTTGTACAACCAACACTCAGAACAACATCATTATCGAAGATAATCCTGGAATAATAGACGATGTTATACCTATTTACATCGTACCAGGATACGTAGAACTATAAACATCTTAAGGATGACAAAGGATGACAGAGATAAGAAAGTTAATTGGAATTGCTATATTAGCATTGCTCACAGTTAGTTGTGGGGCAAACAGAGGATCTCAGTACAAGGATCAAGAGATAACACAGGTACTAACTGAGGTATTAGAAGACTTAGAAAAAAGAGGAATACATGCCCCTGTTTGGGACAAAGTTGACTCTTGGGTATTCACAGAAGACCCAGCGTCTCGTGAACTGGGTCACTGTGATAAAGACGGTGAAGATACAAAGTTTAATCTAAGTCAACAAGATACTGGGAACCACGTAGAGATAAATAAGATTAAGTGGGCATATCTAAACCACTTTGAGAGAAAGACTTTAATCACTCATGAGATTATCGGTCACTGTACTTTTAATCTTGGACATACGAAATACGGAGTCATGACTCCGTATTTTTACTTTGTAGGCAATGAAAACTCATACAACAATCTAATGGACAACTTTGCAAGGAGTATACAATGAACAACTTAGTACGTTATTATTCAAACTTTTCCACCGAGACTTTGTTATCCCTGTATAGGGACTATAGAGCTGAGATACAAAGTGAAACAGCGAGTACAAAGCACATCGCTAACTATGTAAAACGCCTCGAAGCTGTACAAAGTATTTTAGATTCCACTCATTCAGGATTTGGAGGGAAAAATGAGAAACTTTAATCATGACATAGAAATCTACAAAACAGGACTAAAGAAGCTGAGCGATGGGAAACTCAGATTAGACTTTTTGACTCTAGAGTCTACCCTAGAGACTAAGAGGTCTCAACTTTATCATAGATTGCCTTGCACTAAGGATGAAAACTTCATCGAGAATATAAGATTTACTCTGTCAAAATACAATGCAGCTTGGGATGAACTTATAGATAGGGGGAAGAGCGATGATAAACTTCCAACCGACTAGCTATGACGAACTTTGTTACTTAATACGTTGGTTGCTTGGAGAGAATTCAACCAACGAAGACATTAGACAAGCTATCGACGCACTGAAGAATAGAAACTGGGACTACGGCAAAGATATAAGGGACTACTGGAGACCACAACGATAAAGGAGAAGACTATGAAATTAGAATCACTAAGTAAACTTTTAGAGCAGAACAAAGCTTTTATATGTCACCAAGATGACTTAGATATCGAAGTACATTGTGCTGAAGAAGGTTACCAACTCGTTATAACTAAGTTTAGGTATGACCCTAGGTACAACAAAGTAATAGTGACTGTAAGAAAGGATAACGAAGAATGAGTTTAGAGATACAACTAAAGTCCAATGAACATTGGGCTCTATTCTCTCAAGGTAATGATATAGCGGAAGGTGTTTGCGACTTTGAGTTAACTAAAGACAGACTACACAGTGAGTTTATATCTATAGTCTTAAGTCCCTACTCAGTTTTACATATTATAGAAGGTGGTCAAAAGTTAAAATACTCAGTAATCGTAACTCACCAGGACGGTGAATGGAATCATACAGTAGTAAAGGAGTAAAGATGTTATTTGGTTTATCACCAGAACCTAAACAAGGTAAGATACTAGAACAAACTAAGGTCTTCAGTGAAGCTTATAGAAAAGTAGACATAGTGAATCTGTTCACCATGTGGGACTCAAGAGACATTATGTTAGAAGCATTCTCTAACAAGGTGAACATGGTTATACAGAATGACTATATTCCTATGGTGTCTTGGTACCTCAATACAAGTAACGTAGAGACTACGCCACCTAATGTGTGTGACTTAGTAACACAAGGTCACTATGATGAATATATCTCAAAGTTTCTAAGTTCCCTTAGTCCAGAATCAGAAATGTATCTTCGCCTTAATCATGAGCCTAACGTCGTTGGTAGACACTACAATGACCCTAAGAATTTTATAAAAGTTTGGAATTATTTAGCACCTAGGATACGTAAAGCTTTACCTAAAGCTAAGCTTACTTGGTGTGCTAACGATAATGACCTTAGTTCACCTAAGTTCGAAGAATACATGGTAGAAGACGTAGACTATGTTGGCTTTGACTCATATAAGTGGAGTAATGTTGGTCCAACTGAGTTTAACTTCATTGAGCCGATGAGAAGAATTAAAGCGATTAGCTCAAAGCCCATCATTGTGTCTGAGTTTGGCACAAGGTTTTTTAAGAAAGAAGGAGGAAAAGTATACATTGATGAAGTGACTAAGTACCTTGAAAATGAAGGGGTCTTTGCATCTCTATATTTTAATGGTTATGACCCTGGAATGATGTGTATGATAGTGAAGGATAAAACTTTCCGCCCTGACCTCAATTACCTCTTTGCTCAAGAAGTAGACAATTATCTAGTTAGATAACAAAAACAACAAACATGAAGGAATACAAACATGGATAAGCATAAAGTTATGATCGACTATTCTAAAACTACGAAATTACGTACTTGCCTAAAATGTAGTAAGGTCTTTACGTCACTCCATGCAGGAAATAGAATCTGCGAAGACCATAAGTATGACAACAATTACTATCAACCAGATACTTGGGGAGATAACATGGGTGACGGAGTATTTATAGGCAGGAGTCAAATAAAGTATTTGATTAATGGCAATAGAGGGAAACATGAATAGTGAGCTTAAAGTAATCTATGAAAAACTAATAAGCAATAAACTTTCACCTGATGACAAAATAAAAATAATAATAACACTTACTGATGAAGAGTATGACGGTTGGCGTTGGTACCTCATCAGAAAGAAACGTAAACAACTCAAGAAAGGGTAATATCATGGCTATGACTTCTTATGCTTCCGCATCTATATCTAATTCTCAATCTACAGTATTTGGTGGACGAGATAACCCTAGTCACAAGGGACAAGAAATCGATGTAATCTATGCTGGAGTGAAACTAAGTAAGAATGGATTTGATATCTATGTATTCTTAGATTCTGAAGACCCACAAAGACAAATTAGTATCTATCGTTGTTCGTCAATGGACTACTTAATGGACGGGGACTCCAGGGCAAATCCTACTGGAAACCCTGTTAAAGTTGGAGACCTTATTCGCATTAAGTACTCTGGATTCAGAGAAACTGATGTAGGAGTTCAATGTTTTTATCAACTTACTGGATGCGATGATGAGTATAAAGCAGAACAAGATGTATTAGACCTCTGTGAAGAAGCTATTCGTCAAGATTATCCAGTATCTGTTAATCCTAAGAATCGTAACTCTAGATGTAAGAAAGCAGAGAAACCAAGTATTCAAAAGAATACTCCAGTCACAATGTCTTCTGCACCGATAAAGAAGAGCAATATGCCTAGTAAGCCAATAATTACCAAGAAGATGACTACTAAGGAAGACGAAGAATTCGTAAACCCATTCTAATCTGAGTGGGTAAATCTTTATAAGGAAAGATGTGTCATGAAGTATTTTTTTATTGTAGCCAGTTTTGTAATAGCAGCATACGTAATAATAGCTTTGATAAACTGGTCCCAGTCTGGGTATATAGAATCTTGTAACAGCATAGGTGGACAAATACTTATTATAGGTGAAAACCCTATTTGCATAAAAGGTAATAAGTTTATGCGTCTAGGTAGATACTAAAATATCAGGGAGAAAACATGAAGGACGCAATAATTACTAAACCGTATCTAGATGACCCTAGCAATCGTAGGTTAGACATCACAAACAAAGAACATCATAGCATGGATTGTATTTCAGCTTCTAGAATCAAGGCTTTCTTAGACAAAGAAAATTACACTAACCTTACTTGGTATATGACTTATGTAACAAGAGAGATGAAGACAGAGTTTTCAGATGCTACTAAGAAATCTATGTTCATGGGGACTTTGACTCACTTAGCTCTATTAGAACCTATGGTGTTTGAGAACACAGTTCATACCTATCCTATGCCAAGTACTGCAACCAACGAATTCAAATCTTACGTAAAAGAGAAGATAGGGGACTGTATCATAACTAATGAAGGAGGCATCAAAGCAATTGCTTCTAATGAAGAAGAGCATTACTTTGTTACACCAGATACGATGACGACACTTAGTAAGATGATAAAGAATGTTTATAAGAACCCTAATGCAATGTCTTTGTTAGATAATGGAGAATGTGAGACTTCTGGAGTTGTACAATGTGATATTACAGGTGAGTTCTTATCTGTGAGAGACGATTGCCGGGGCGAAGATTTTATTCTGGACGTAAAGAAAATTAAGAAACTCACTAAACTTAAGATAGAAAGACAAATAGATAGTCTACGTTACTGGGTACAAGACGTCCACTACCGTAGAGTAGGGAATTTAATAGAAGGTGCAAATAGATACAAGAAGTTTTTATTTCTCTTTGTGGAAGAAGAAGAGCCTTATCAGAATCGACTTGTTTCCATAGACCTTGATTACCGTAAAGATGCCACAGCAAAGTATGTTGAAGCCCTAAAAGAGATTAAATCATTGGCAATAACAAATGGGTGGGAAGGTACAGAGAAAGGCATTCTTATCAACAGACCAAAGTGGGGGTTAAAATGAAATTTAAGGACTTTGATTCTAGGACTGATAAGTACATAGAGAGAGCGATAAGAGACTCCTTTAAGCATTCTTCGTTATATCAAGAGTTTATTTTGTCAAAAGTATGTGAAGAGAAAGGAGGACGAGGAGGAAGACGATGGAGATGTAATGAATGCGCAAAGCTACTAGCTGGGTCTAAAGAATTCGATGTAGACCATATAGACCCTGTAACTCCTGTAGGAGAAGCCAGGGTAAACATGGATATTTGGAAGTTCTATTCTAGGACTTTCTGTGCTTATGAAAACTTACAAATACTATGTAAACATTGTCATAAGATTAAGTCAGGAAAGGAAAATGCTAAACGATGGACGGAACTAATGAGATAAAGTTCACAGTTACGTCAGACCTATTTGAAACCATAACTTTGTATGGTAAGTCCTTCATGGACGTAGAAGATAAGTTAGACAAAGCCATCATAGAGGGTAAGCTGCCTAGTAACTCTCTGTTCACAATAACAAACACTGCTACGAATAAGACTAGGACTACTCAGATTTGCAGTGTGTATAGTAAGGAGAAGAAATGACATCACCAGGAGAAGAAATAGCATTACAGGAAGAACAATTCAGAGGGTCTCCATACTTTGCAACGAATTATGAGAAAAAGAATAATATGGCATCCCTTGGGTATGGGATGAGGTATTACCCTTGTGGAAGAGAAGTCCTGATTACAGATGACAAAATAAGTCAAGCACAAGCACTAAGTTATTTTACTGAACTGTTTTCTCAAGCTAGGAACTATGTAGCGAAGAAGCTCTTAGTTACTACTTCTACGAATCAGTTAGAGGCGCTTACTTCGTTTTGCTATAATATAGGATATGGGAATTTTAAGAAAAGTGTTGTCCTGGGATATCACAATAAGAGAGATTTTCAACAAGCTTATGACGCACTTCTTAAGTACGTATATCAAGACGGAGAAGAACTAGGGGGTTTAGTTAGAAGGAGGAAGCGTGAACAACAACTCTATAGGTCTTAGAGTTGCCTCGATAATGTGCCTAGTATCTTTTTTACTAGGCACAATTGTAGGAGGTTTACTAAGAGGGCATGGAACTAAGAAACAGATAGAAACTATTAAGACTGAGGAAAACATAGTAACTCAGAAGACAGAGAACATAGTTTCTAAGAAAGACGAAGTTACTAAGGACTTAGGGACTAAGAACGAAGTAAAAATAAGGACTATAGTAAAGTATTACCATGATGGTAAAGTGAAAGAAGTAGAACATGAAAACACAAGAACCCAAGACAACAAGAACAAAGTTGCTGAGATATCTAAAGTTACAGACTCTGTTAGCAATGAGACAAGTAGGATTAACAGGGAGTCGGAAGTCCAAAGGATACTTATTACTAGCCCTAGCTATAACAATACTTTCATGTTTCTGGTTAACCCTGACGTTAGTAATCATTCTAATAGTAATGAAATCGGCTATCTTTATAAAGTTATTGGGGGGTTTAGCATAGGTAGCACAGTAGACTTAGTTGGGCTTCAATTCAAATCAATTAAGTTAGGAGTAGCATATTCATGGTAAAAAATAAAAAGATTTTAGTAGAGGTAGAATACTTAGAAGCTTCTGTAGTATATCTCAGACTTCTTAAGGAATTGTTATATCAAGGTATAAGAGAATGGCCTGGCTTTGAGAAAGCCTTAGAAAGCTATGAGTCTGAGTATGGAAGTGAAGCACCTGAACTAAGTGACTTAGAAAATATACTTAATTAGTCCTTAGTTACAGACAATGAATTAGAGCGGGCTATGTTACACCCGCTACTCGTATTTACTATCTCAGCCAATCTATTAACTGACTTAGAGATTTCATTACTAGCTCTGACAACTTCGAGCATAGTCTTCTCAGATTTATCCATAGTACTTAGTGCTATAGAGATACTGTAGTAAGCCATAGCAACCACGATCCCTATCACGATGAGTGAGAAGACGTGGTTGGAATTAAGTTTATCTAACCTAACTCCCTTTTCAACTAGTTCTTTTTCAAGCCCACCTAGTTTCAAGCCATCCCCACCTTCTTTATCTTTTCTTATCCGCCTTCTTGTCGCCATTACTCTTTGATTCCCGTTGAACAGAATACGCAATAGCTACAGCTTGCTTTTGAGGCTTACCTGCTTCAATTTCAGTTTTAACATTTTTCTTAAAAGCTTCTTCACTTTTACCCTTTATTAGTGGCATTATGAGCTCCTAATACTTTAGACATTGGAGTTATCTTCTCTTTACTAAATTTACTATACACAGTATACCAAGTAAACAACTTTCTGTCTGTGTCATTTCCTTGTTGCAAGAGTTCTATGATCTCTTGGTTTGACGCTATGATTTCTTTTTGCATCTGTATTTTGTTTGAACATAGAAGAAACATTGTTAGGAATAAGGCTGTGTAGTTTATTATCATTTAGTTCTCCCAGTTGTACAGTCTCTTCCCATCACAGATTCATATTGTTTACAATGACTTTCGTAGATAGCTAAGAAAGACTTTTCTCTAACTTCTAATTGTTCTTCTTTTACTTCGTAACTACTGAGAGCAGATTGCAAAGCATTCTTAGTATTAATATTATGTTGTAAGATTTCTTGGTCATTTTGTTGATAAAAATGATTAAAAGTTACCCCCATTACAGCACACAGTATAGCTGGGGTAAATTTATAACGGAAAGAAATAAGAAATAGATTCTTTATCGGATCCATAGGCACCTTTATTGCTAATTGCATTGTATTGTAGTCCTCCATATAGCTACATTACGCCGTAACTACTAAAGAATCAAGAACAATTTTAATGTAGAATTAGGGTTGAGGACACTTTGTTACCTAGTCATAACAAAGTGCCAGAGAACGAAGAATGACTGATTTACTTAGAGTTAATTAAAACAAGTAAAGAGCTACGATCTTAAGGCTATTTGGAGCAGGTGCTTGACCTACTGAAATGTTAGCATTGAATCCACCAGAACCATCGCTAACAATAGAAGCATTCACTAAAACAACGCTTTGAGCACCTCCTGCGTCTACAGAAAACGCTTGGATAATAGAACTTTGTTTGATCCCAGTAAGGACAAATGAAGTGAGCTCGCCGTTCCCAAAAAGTGCAGTTTTACCATTCCCGGAAATAGAAATTACACCGCTAGAGATAGCGATACCCTCTCCTGCAGTAGGTGCAGAAACACCAGCAACTGCGGTATCCACATATTTCTTTGACGCTAAGTCCCCATCCGCAATTGGCAAAGGAGCATTGATAATCTTTTGCGAACTCTTCAGGTCTAAACTAGATAAAATATCCATGATAAATTCTCCCGCTGCTAGATTGAAATCTTAATAGGTTAGAGCAGCTATAACCTATTAAGAAACTTGTTGAACAAAATTAAATAAAATTATCTTATCCCCGCTTGCTGGGTTCGTAACTGACATAGTCAGAGTTTGTGCGTCGCTAAACCCTAGAGACGTAGTAAGGTTTACTCCAATTACACCAGTATAAAGCTCATGCTGTACTGGTGTAGTAGAGAGCAGCCCACGGACTACTCCAGTCAATGCTGAAGTCTCTATATTCTTCCCAGAATAATAAATAAGCTCTGACTCTATTTGTAGAGTCCCAGATACTGGTAAACTATCTACGAAACTTAGATAGATAACTGTGTCTGTAGACAGCAATAGTTGTGTAATGAATGGATTACCTACAGTCATATGATTACATACCTAAATTGGTTTGTTGTTGGTGCGATTAAAAAAGAAAAAGTTACTACATTACTAGCGACCGTTGTTGTTACATTTACTGCTTGGTTAGTAGAGTTATTGTAAACCGCAGTTATGACGTTGTTGTTTGGTACGTTTACTGTAAACGAAGTGAGGACTCCATCACCAAAGCTGCCGGTCAAAGGAGCTACCGCCACTGCCCCCGAAGTTACTGAGATAAATGAACCTGCCGTAGGTGCTAACCCATCTACATAGCTCTTATTTGCTAAATCCCCGGAGGAAGTAGGAGCGCCTGAGTTAATTACTTTATTTCCACTGATATCTATATTATCCCAAAAACCTATCGACATAAAAATCTCCTTAACAAAGGCAACAAGTCATTTATTGCCAATTCGATAGAAAGAAAAGAAATTGAGGTCTCCATACATCACAGAAGGTAATCCACAACTAAATTTTACTGTGTCCCCCTGATTTAACGGAAGAATATAGCCACCGAAAGAGAACCTACACCTTTCTGCAGTGGCCGTGTATGATTCCATGAAATTCACAGAAGTGACTAACGCTCCAGAGGTCACTGTAGAAGTTATATTCCCTGCAGTACCTGCACTCAACGCTCCTGTCATGAATCTCATCCCAAATGAATAAGTCCCGCTTAAGGGGGCAGTGAATATACCCGTGGCCTTGTTGTATGCAGAAAAATTGTCAGGAGTAGAAGGGTCAGCTACTTCAAAAATTAAAGTACCATTAGTGGTTGCAGTATTATTCCTAGTAAAATATTGACCTTTTATAGTTGGCTCTGTACTAATTGTTTGATTAGAGCCAATATTGACACACTGTATACGCCAAGTATTTACCCCCGTTGTAGTACCATCCGGCCTTGCATCAAAGTAATCACCAGGATTCAATCTAATAATGACTGAAGTACTTTGAACACCCCCCGTAGAGGAAATGAGATAATAAGAGGAAATGTAAACAACACCATTAACAAATAATCTAAGGCTCGCAGCAGACCCTGTAGTTTGGACCCCAGATAAGATTACTTGTAAAGTCAGTTTGGCGCCCGTTGTATTTGTAAATTTCCAAGCGGCCCCTGTTGTGACAAACCCACCAGTATCTTCTATCTTTGAAGAGTAGTTTACGGGCTGTGAACCAGGGATTGTTGTACTGGTAGTAGGTATAATGTAATCCGCATATACTTCCCCTAATGGGACGTTAGAACTAGTTCTACAGTTCACAGGAACAGAGTCTAAGAAAGCGTCAATATCAAACTGCCATTGGACTCCAGATAGCCCGAAATAGCTTGACCCTTGTCCCCAAGTAAATGGAGACCCCCCAGAAGCTACAACGTAATACTGGGTTGTACTATAGATGTAACAATCCCCCGTCGCATAAGACCCTGAAGCATTAAACTTACATTTCCCTACACTGTACCTTTGATTAAATCCAACGTCAGGAGAAGACGCAATATCGGGGTAAGCAGACGCACTGAAAGTAAGCCCTGTCGGTAAAGGTACAATATAGATACCACCTGAGCCACCAATGTTGGATCCAGAAGTAGGCCCAGTGAATGTGTAGTCCCAAGTGAGTCTAAGTCTATTACCTATGATCTGGTAATAAGAAGTCTTAGCATTTGTAGTCACTGCTGTAGCGAATGAAGGATTAGGTGCAACAGTACTAGTAACAACCGGTTGATAGCTTAATAGACCAGTTTGATATGTCCCAGTAGCTGGTAAATCCTTAGACACCGCTACATATTTTAGTCCAAAGTTAACTGCACCCGTAATAGCATTTGGAACATAGACTAAGGGTGCAGCTTTATATACAGTCTGTGGAAACTGAATTGTATCAAGTACACTATCAGAAAACTTAGTAGTATTAGGTAAAGCAAAAGGCGCTTTCGACGGTCCATAGAACCCCAAGAAAGTATTGGACACGTCATAGCATAGGAAACCAAATGCTAAACTGTCTGTTGTATTATTTGTCAATGACAAGTTTGTGCTTACTGCTTTGAATAATGCTTTAATAATAGGCAACCGAGTAAATGATTTCAGGTCATCAATGATTACTTTTTGGCTACCACAGATAGCGTTACCCACTGGTACGTTCCCCACTGAGGTTACTGTAGCACTTGCCACTCCGTCAGTGTCTGTAACAAAGGAGATTGATAACTGAGTTGAACCAATGACAAAGTTCCCACTTGGGTATAGTCCACTCATTGCTACAGTACCAGAGTTCCAATCCTGGGCACTCATATCCCAAACGGTTCCAGTAGTACCACTGCTACTAGAAGATCCTGACCCTGAGCTTAGTAATCCAACAGGAATTCCAATATTATGTGCAGCTGAAACTGTGCTGTTAGCCGCCCTTGTCAAACTAGTAAATGTGGTCAGAGTCTTGGCTGCGTATCCAATGGCCTCATTGTCTATATACAATACACCTGAGCTAGGAAACCCCGTAGTGTCATTCGCTGTGATTGTTGTAGAACTTGTAGTCATCGCTGCAGTTAAATAGGTACTTATTTCGCCAGCATTTATTTTCCAAGTAATTGCAGTATTCTTAGAATACACAATTCCGGAAGAAGTTCTAACGAAGGCAGGTGCGCTAGCATAGTCCCTAGCTACCCATACTTCAGTACCCACAGTCACAAAGGTTTGAACTCCTACAATAGTTCCGTCAGCAAAGCTTTTTGGTGTAGCGGAACCTGTAATTGTCGCACCTGCATACGCATTAACAATAGTTATAGAAGTAGAAGTCGCAGCTGTAATTTGAAAAGAACCATTGAGTGTTCCGGAAGAAAACCCAGAACACACTAAGTAGCTTCCTACTATTGCAGGGACGTATCCTAGAGTAGCAAAGGACAAAGTGACTAGCCCACCAGAAGAACTTGTTCCAGTAATCGCTATCGTCGGAGGCAAAGCCCCGACTATTAACCATAATCCATTGTAACTTGTGTCAGTTGTCCATTGACTCATAGTCATCAATGTTTGATATGAAGTAATCATTCCATTGACTGGGTAGTCAAAGGCATTACCACTATAATTCAAAGTACCTAAGAAATCTCTGTATATTCTGACGTTAAGGTTGTCTTGATACATATTTATAATGGTATTTACAGCGCCGAGGCCTGTAATAGGTAGACGGGAACTTTGGTCATAAATGTTCAAGGTGAAAGCATTTGCAAATGCAGGCAATGCTAAGTTAGCACTCGGTGCTCCAGTTACATCTATGTTTCTGAAAGTAATCCAGTTTACTGCGTCACTTGCAATTGTTAAGAAAGAAGTTCCAGTACCTTGGAAGAATATATTCTCAAATTCATGGCGATATAGGTTCCCAGTGCTACAAATGACTCCTGCACTAGAACCACTGTTTACTGTGAGGTCTTTTAAACTAAATCTAGTGTTACTAGACCCCAGCGTATAAGTACCATTTATCTGGCACTTACCGCCTTTTTTACTTGAGTCTAGTGCTTGGATCAACAAGTTACTCTGCCCACTTGTTACACTTAGACTTTCAGAGTACACGCTGCCACTCACAGCTAAGTTCATACAATGAGGGAACGAAGCCCCTGTCAACGCTTGTGCTTGAGTCAAGTAAGGATAGCTACTTGTTCCGTTGTTTTGAGAGTTATTACCTACATTTACTGATACATATGAATTAAATACATCTCTGTTTGGAGAAACTCTCTTAGACGTAAAAGTAACAGCTGACAATACATTTCCAATAGTATTTGATGGGTTTACTATGGAACATTGAAATTGACTATTAGCATTTGCTGTCCCAGAATTTACATAGAGGACGCCATTGTTAATATTCAGAGACGCATAAGTTGTCCCTGTCGGGGTTTGATAAATATTAGACCCAGAGTTATACATCTGAAGGACCCAAGCCCCAGCTGCGACAAGGTAGATACCATTATTATATTGTAAGGTCTGATTCTTGACTAGAACATATTGACCTGCGACTACTGCTACGCCATCAATAGTCTGAGTACCTGACAAAGTTATATTTGCAGTTGTGGCACAAGTCACATTCGGTAAAGTAGATATACTGAATGCAATGTTCTGAACAAAGTTAGTTAAGTTATTCCCACCTAGAACTTCGTACCATTGTGCTGAGCCAAGTGCCCATAAGTCTGATGTTGACGAGGAATAAACTTGGGATACTGTCATAGTGGAATATGGGTAAACTACAGCCCAAACTCCTGAAGTCAGCCTAGCGATGTCTCCTGCGGCAACAGCCGACGCTGCACCACTCCCAGCTATGTTGAAGGCATAGAGCCCATCCACTGTAGGGATAGCAGCTGTCACAATGGCAGACACCACTGTCGCCCCTGCGGCTGAAGTGGGGACGTTGTTCGCTATTAAGTAGGTATTAGCACCGGAAGTATGTGCAGCAGCTGTTGTTGATAATTGTCCTCTCGACAACCCAGTAAAAGATGTGGCAGTCTTCCCAGTATAGATAATTACTTCATTATCAATCTTAATATATCCCGCAGTTGGGAATCCTGCAGTAGAAGTAACATTGACATTGACGTCTGAACTAGAAATATTTGCAGTAATCGACGTATTACTAGGTGGCATTAAGCTAGACAAAGTTGCGTTGGTTGAGCTCAGATGAATAGTCTTTTCATCTGCTTGGTAGTAACCCAGGGTTCCTTGAGCTGGGTAGAAATTCCATTGAGACTTGTAAATAGTGAATTGGTCTGACTTAGAACATAGGAAGTAGCAATAAAAGTCAATCTCAAAATTTTCATTGACAGGATATCCCTGTCCTTCCCCTATACTGATATACTGAGTATTCCCGTCTGCTGAGGTTACAAACATTTCCGCTGTTATTAAGAAATTCTGATGAGAAACCATGGACAGTGTAGTTCTGGTCTTTATTTGAGAATCATTAGGTATAGAAGGTGTTGGAGTAGTTGGGGAATACCCCATTATTCCAATTAAGAACTGAAAAGAATACGGGGCTGGGGGAGCTATTAAGTAATACTCCATCTCAATTCGGTCGCCAACATTCTTAAATGTATTAGCTGGGACTGCATAAAGATGCCCAGTATTCCAGACAGGAGTAGCTGTAGGGTTAAAGTTTTTTACGATGTTTAAGTTAGTCCCGCCGACAAATGCAGCTGGGTAAGCAGCGATACCTTTGTTGTCTACGTACTGCTTAGTAGCTGCTTGTAAGTTTGCTGTGGGGTCTGCTCCTAATGTAATCTGAGATGTACTGAAATTCCCAGATGCGTCTCTTTTTACAATAGTGGAATTAGTGTTTGATGACGTCGCTGATACTGTATCTGTAACACTTTGTGCGATAGCCGACGCTGTCTTTCCACCTACCGAAGCTACCGTTGTAGTCAGAGTACCACTTGAACTAGAGGGAGCGGTTACATCTCCAGTCAACTGTATAGAAGGACTTGCAGTATTTGCAGATAATCTCCTTATTGTGACATCGATGTCTTCTGCTGGGTTATCTGGGTCCAAGATAACTACAAAATCAAAGACATCTGTAGTTACAGGAATTACATAGCTCCCTGTATTGCCGTAAGTAATCGTCACCACTCTGCTGGGCACTGAGTCTATTCTCTGAAATGCAATTCTCCCAGGGTCAAAGTTGTTACTAGGATCCGGAATAGGGGGCATAATAATAGTTAGGTCTTGGTTTGTAGCGTCTAAGCGATATAAATAGTTACCCCAAGTAGGGATATTCTGGTCAAAATTAATAATACCGCCAAAATTATAGCTAATATTATTGTTAGCTACTGTCATTGATTAAGCCTCCAATTACCGCTTGTAAAGTCCAAAATGAATCTAAAAATTGTATTTCCAATTACTTCTTTTGAAGAAGTACCGTCACTGAATCTGTCAGGTTCAGTCGTATTTAATAAAATATTTTTGGCATTATCAGCTTTTATTAGGATAAACTCTTGAATGCGATTAGACGTCCCCGAATCAACAAAAGAAGAGATAGCAGATAAGGTTATTGTGATATCCGTTGTCAGTCCTGCTGCTCTTACACAGAATATGCCTTTAGGCCAAGTATAGTTAGCGTTTATATTTTGAGTAAAAACTCTTCGAATAGACGTATCAGTATCCGCTTCTCTCACCCAGTTATTATTGGCCAAAGTAGGCGCTGAGTTCGTATTAGCCACCTTACAACACCATATTGCGTTCCCCGTATAAACAAAGCTACCAACAGTGTACGCTGTAGCATTACTCCAGGCAGCTATTACATTATTAGGGTTGGGCGTATTATGTGTGTCTACATAGTTCTTAGTAGCCAATTGCTGGGCTGTAGTGGGGTCACTTGCTTGCCAGACCCCAGTTATCGTGATATTATCAGAGGGACTTATACCGCCGCCGCTTCCCCCTATAAAAGTTGGATTTAAATAACCCATGGTCCCCCCTAATAGGTGCTTATTCCATAAATATTCAGTACACCATTGCTACCTGCGGTCTTAGTGAAAGAAACCCCCAAGTATTTTGTCATGACTCTGAATCCTGAGTCAAATGTTTGTTTTCCTGAACCGCCAAATTTCCCTGCCGAGATATTAAAAGTAAACGCAGGAGACGGGGTATAAGTAACCAAGGAAGGGTCATCGTTAGTTAAGAATAAGTTCACTACACCTGCTGCGTCAGTCGATGTGCTATTTATGTCTAGACTAAACCCTTTTGGTATCTCAAAACTGTTGACTGAGCTGTCTGACGAGATATTTCCGCCAGCTAAACTGTATACAAACATAGTAGGACTTGTTACACTTATTTGTCCTGAAAAATCTGTTGCTTTCATAAACTCCTCTCTTCTAAAATTTAGATCTTATAGTAATGAAACTAGCGTTATCAGTGGTCATAATAGGTGGATTAGAGGGGCCTGAGTACGCTGAGAGTTCTAAGCCTGGGTACTGAGGAACTTCACTAACAATGTAAGTCAGGTAAGGAACAGTAAACGAGAAAGTATCACCTGCCTTAAAATTTCTAATTATTGTAGACCGTACTTGATATGCGTGTACTTTTACATATCCTTGTCCATATATATCCGGGTTATAGTAAGGAGTATGGTCAAACCCAAAATTTCTACTAAATTGGACTACAGGCTTAGACACATTGTTTTGGGTATTGACAATGTGATTAATTGCTATGGAGAAAGAGACAGACCCCAAATTGTCATAGGGGAGAGTACTAAAACTCGATTCTATTTGGAGATTCGCTAAAGAGAAATGAAGATTTAAATCTATCATTAAAGAATCGTCTCTATTGACTGTGAATATCCCTGTGTTAGGGTCAACAGTTACACTTAGACTAGACTCACTTAGGTCTAAGTCAAACCCCTTTATTGTGTCACCTTGCACATATCTCTGTGTTGTCTTAGTAAGATTGCAAGTTAGGTACCCCGCATTACTCTCTGTAGGGTAAACTCTGTTGTTCCCGGGACCTACAGGATATAATAAGTTCTTTAAGGCTGTGTTGAAAGTGTCAAAATAAGTATACCAAGTTCCTGAATTGTAAAGTTCATTGTTTACCCAGTCCATACGTTGTACTTCGCACTCTCCCCTAGTCGCATCGAATACCCAACCTAGTTTTCTCTTAGTATCTCCAGGGTCTGCTTTTACTGCGCTGCCCCCTGTAGCCCAAGTAGGTAAAGGAATAGAACTAGGCCTTACTGGGAAACTAGTTGAATCAGTCATATTAGGTTCCATAATATTGAAGTTTCTAGGCTACTATAAGTTGAATTAACGAATCCATAGTACATAGGACATAAGGAATTACCCGTAGTCATGGTGTTATTTGTTATTTTTACATTAATGACGTCATACTGTTTGCAATAAATTATGTCATTAAAATAGATAGGAAGAAGTGGATTGGGGTTAGTATGTGTATTATCTACCGGCATCCCTATGTTTTCTCCCCCAAGAATGTTACTGGATACTTCGACACCGTTCACATATACACTGATGGTTACTGAATTATTAGCCCCCATAGCCCCTATTACATCCTTAGTATAATCAGTAGTCACATAGATAGACCCTGACACAACAACATTAAAATAGTCGCTAAGAGGACAAGTAAAATCCCCTGTTGCTAAATTAATTATATTTATAGCATATTGAGGGTACCTAGACGCTAGCAATGCATCAAAGAATAAAGTAGTAGGGTTGTTGGGGGAAGTTATAGCTTGCTTGCCATTGAGTAATGACATGTTTATAAAAAAGGATGAGTAACTATCAGTAGGGATTGAAGTATAATTGTAATTGTAATTTGTGAACGTATTGTTGTTGTTAAAAAACCCAGTTACGTAGTCAGCAAAGTCACTAGAGTAACTGGCCCATTGGCCTACTTGGTTCCTAAGATAGTTATCAAACTGATAAGGAAATTTCTCCCCCAGTTTATTGGACGTTGTGTCATTATACTGTATCCCAGTAGCTTTCCTAGCAGGTCCTGGATCTTTAATGTCTGAATTACCCGCAACTATTGCCCATATAGGGAGAGCTACTAAGGGCTTAGACGGAGGAACAAAATTCATAAGACTATCCGTTATAAAAGTATTGATAAGTATCCCAAGTTACAATTACCCGAGAACTTTTTAACAAAGTTGCTACATAAGTATTAGGAACTGGGGAGGAATCTACATTTATATTACTAAGGGAGTACCCGACAAAAGCTGTGTCTCCTTGACTCATCTTCCTATATACTCTATAATTTATAGATGTATAGGCAGTCCTATTAGTTGATACTTGGTTTCTATTATAATCCCCAAAGCTAGTTAATCTATTTCCATAACTAATCTTAGTCAAACCTTTAGTGACTACATCTGATTGGAAATATAAGTTTAAGTAAGTAGACCTGCCTGTGGAATCGTAATTAGTATTTTGCCCTACTAGCTTAAGATTCAATGTTACATCAAATGAGAATATACCGTTAATAGGGGCAGTGAATACCCCATTAGCATATACAGGTTTTCCAGAAGTATTAATAGATATGTTATTGAGCATTAGAGTAGTAGGTTGCAATCGAGATCCTATCGTAACCACTGTGTCGGTAAGACTATTAAGCCTTAAGATGGAATATCCGAAAGATCCATTATTATTAAGTGTAGAAAAATAAGTCCCGACTGCTTGATTATAGTTTATCCATTGGGACGTATTATATAATTCGTTATTAACCCACTCCATTTTAGGGTATTCCCCGAATCCTGTAGTAGAGTCATAAGCCCACCCTGTTGCTCTTTTAGTACTCCCAGGGTCTAGCTTGATTGCATTAGTTCCATTAGCCCATATAAGTGGAGAAGGCTGTGTAGGTGCTGCCATATCAATCCTTATGTGTTAGTTGTCTTATAGAATCCACCACCAGTTATATTTCCAGAAATATCGGAGTTAGCTTCACTAGCCCCGTCTGTACCTAAGGTAGAATCGGGTTTACCTAATTGGTAATAGGTCAGGGTAGTACTGTTGACTATTAATTTTATACCAGAGCCTTTTAGTTTGGAAAGGTCATATATAAATTTATTATAAGCAACACTAGAAGGAGTCAGAGTTGTATTTATGCTTATTGTAGCATTTCCTGACTCTACTACGTCTGTATTGTTAAATTGAGATAGTATGTTATTATTTTGATAATAAGAATAGAAGTCAGATATTTTTCCTCTAGAGTTTATGAATATTGTTCTATTGTTAATATTAGTCCTTATCGTAATATCTGTGTCAGTACTACTTACAGGGACCCCTAATTGACTAGCAGCTATCTTTAGATAATCACCTTCAGCTAGTTGGTAGTTAAGCACATTAATAAGACTACGTAAGACGTCGTAATAATATTGCTTACGTAGGGCTATGACAGTAAGTAACTCAACAAACTTAGGAGAATTCTGATAAACTGTAGGAACCCAGCCTTTGAACAACTGAACAAAGTCCAACGCAGGCAACACCGTAGGGTAAGCATTGTCAAAAGGTTGCGGTGTTATCATGCGCTCTCCTTTATTATAGCACTAAAGGTGAAGTCAGCGTCAGCTAAGTTATACGTGTATCCTATAGGTCTACGAATATAAACTAAGTTATTCGTTGTTGGAGAATAAGTTGTGAAGAAGAAATTACGAAGGTCAACCAACCCGACGTATGTATTTTGTATGATGACTCTTAATTCATTTATGTCATATAGGATATCTGAAGGCAAAGTCTTACTTCGGAAGTAGTTATTTATCAAAGTCAACAATGAACTACGTAAAGTAGCTAACTGAGTTAATGGAAATACTTGGCCATTAAACCCTGCATCGTAAGGATTCTCATTGTAGATAAAGTCCAAAGATACACCGACTCTAGCTAGCTGCATAGGTGTGAGATACACAGAACTAGTATAGCCCCCATAAGGAGTTTGTACTGGGAATAATGTTGCACCGGTGCCTCCGGAATAAGTATTAGTCCCAAAAGTATGAAAGTCATACACGGCGGTTGCTATATTCTGTAAGTTTATATCAGTGAGGTCAAAAGTACCTCCTGCCTGTGTAGCTGGGTATTCAAGGTATACAGTCGCACCACGACTTGTCGACACATCAATCGTCTCTACTACGAACACTGACCTAAGGGCAGCAATGTTTAGACTTAGTATAGCTTTCTCTAAGCCGTAGTAACTCTGTCCAGCAATGTTTATATAGTACTTAGCAGCTGCATTATATGCTGCGTCAGATTGTCTAGGAGACCCTAGTATCGCTGCAGCTGCGTTACTCACACTGGATACATATCCACCAAGGGTAGACGCTGTGTTCAGTGCACCAATAGGTACATTGGTTGTTATGTCTGTACTTGTAACAATGATACTATAAGTACCACTAGCCGTATAAGTATGACTTTGGGTAGGATAATAAGTAGGAGTGGGATTTACAGAGTTAGAAGTCACAGCCCAGGTTACAGGTATCGTCAACGAAGTTATCGCTGGCGTAGCTCCTCCTGGATTTAGATTCACAGTAAAAGTTATCACACAAGTACTAGGTATTACGTCTTTTCTATACAAGTTACTTATCGATGTATTTATTATATCCAAACCAAGACCATTTGCAGTTGCTCTATTCTGGGCATTCCACAAAGTTTGCAAAGCTTGTTGTATTATGTTATCATACTTCGCTGTAATTGAAGCTATGACGTAAGTTGGACTGTCAGCGTCTGTAGCGTCTGAGAATACATTCTGAAAATCACTAAGGTAGTTACTGGTTATAGTACTAAGACTGTCTATTATTATTCCATAATTTGAATCAAAATCCATTATATCCTCACGCTAATGAGAGAGGTACTCGTCTTAGCTGAGATACCGAGAGAGTACTGTCTGGTACTATCATCTATCGAATCTGCGGAAATGTCCACACTTATTACGTTAGGTACCTTTAATACTTCGTCTGCTATGATCTGTCCGACGATGTCTGGGTTGTCAGAGTTTTGAACTACTAAGGTTGTATTTATCCCGAAGTCAGTATCTTCTTGCCATTCTCCTTTAGATGTATTCAATCTTAGTTTTATTTTCTGGGATATTACATTGTTGGTATCTGGTTCATATTGATTCACGAAGTCATAGTACTTACCTTGGACTGAGTTTACTTCTATTAATTTTAAGTCAGCCATTACTGTTGTCCCTTGAAAGTAGTAAAGTTATTTTTAGACTGAGTCATATCAGTCAGCATTTGATTAGCAGCTGACGTAACCTGGGTCTGGTAAGTAGGGCTAACAGCACTACCTCCTGCACCAGGAGTCCAGGTATATGGTGGCACAGTCCCTGCCGATACTAAGCTATTAGCAAATGTAGACAATTTAGTTGCTAAACTTATAAGTTCACCTAGTAATTGTATCCCAGCACTAAGAAACTCCATCCCTGAGTTCTTCAAAGTTACATTAGAGAACTTAGTTATACAAGGTATAAAGATCGCGTTGTTTACATTATGTGAAGTCCCAGATTCAGGTGGCGCTGAGCTACTAGAAGATGAAGATAACCAAGTGTATATTTCTCTATCGACCCAGATGACCAACCCACTATCTCCAGGGTTTATTGGCAACTTAACACTATGCTGTGAGCTAAACAATGTGAAAACAGGAAGGCTATGGAGAACATCGTAATCCTGGAACCCTGCATTATTGTCAAAGTATTGTATACTTGGTTTAACATCGACTGTACTTTGATTCACCGCAGACACAGACCCTATACTAACTTTAGGTATATTGTTATGAAAAGAAAACAAAGCTCTCTTTAGTTGTTCAAAACTGTCTGGTAAGAAAGGATTAAACTCAGGAGTTTGTGGTGTAAAGCTACTCATCTTGCCCTCGGGTATAATTTAAGTGAAGTCATCCAATTCTGACCTCTGTGGTCTCCTGTGTACTTTACAGAGTAAACTTGGTATACTTTGTTGTTAAGTTCTAATACTCCTACATCACCTAATTTTACAAATTCCCCTGGGAAAAACTTACGAAGTTTTGTGTGAACAGTAACAAAGGGGTTATTCTTATTAACTTCCTTTTGAGAGAAATAATCTATGGGCATAAGCTGAGGACTTACACCTTCGACTCTAGGAGAATATACCATACCATTGAATCTATTAATCTCCTTGACGTTCCCACCACTTATTGTTATTTCACTACTGTTATTGTATATGTTTGGAAATATATAAGTACCATCAGAATAAGAAGCAAAGGTACAAGCATTGTCAGAACATAAGTCACTTAGTATATCTTGAACACTTTTATTAGTAATACTAAAGGGTGCTTTGTACACTTTGGTCAAGTACTCAGCTCCTACAAAGACCATAGTTCCATTGTAATACGAAGTAAGGAAATTAATGATTGCTGTTCCCGAAGTCCCACTAGGGAAAGTCTTAGAGGGTTTAGGGTAATTAAGATTAAACACTGCGTCACAGGCAATCACAGTAGTTATAAGTTCTGTGTAGTCTCTGTTTGTAATTGTGTTGTAAGTAAGACCCTGGAATATAAGCTCCTTGTTAGGGACATAGTTGTCCTTAGCATTAGGGTACCACCAAGTATATAGTCTAAATCCTCTTTTACTATTATTCCCTGTAAACAAAGACCTAGTATCTGAGTTTATATTGTAGATATTAAATGTAGCTGTATTAAAGCAATGTAGCCCTACGGTATAGTCAAACTGCATTTGGAATGTGTCATCGATATATCCAGGGTAAGGCACTAAAGTATTGTCCTTAATATCAAAGAATTCTATTCTATATTTTCTATTAAGTTGGCCTGTGTACATTCTATCTCGCAGTGCAATAAAGATTTACGCCATTAGTAATAGCGTCAAACGTGACAGTCTTATAACTCTTTCCTGAAGTATCAATGAAGAAGAACTTATAAGGAAGTCCATTGTCTACATTGTTTATGTATCGGTCAGTAACACATCTAAGAGACCCGAAGTATATAATACTCTTATTTATACTATAACAGCTCATATACAAATTATTAGCAGTCTCACTGAAGGGTGAAAGGAAGTTATTATAATCTGGACTTATTTCTATCGTATTAAGATTAAAGTACAAGATGTAACTTTTACCTTGTATATTTATTGTCACTTCTCTTTCTGTTGTCCCGGTGTCAAAACTTAATGGAAAATAAAAGCTACTCATGATGGTAATGCCCCGTTATAGGGTTGAGAACTACTGAAACTATTTCCTGCCCCTATGGGTAAATCATCTAGTAATACCTGTCTGAGAGTCAGATTAAATCTAATCGCAGTCTTGCCTACAGCGTTGTTACGGGGTATTTCTAATCTCTGTATTACCATGTTATCTAGTTTAAGATAAGTCTTACCAAAGAGTAATCCTGTGACAACGGTTATGCCTAGTTTATTCTCATATGCATTGATAAGAGACTCTACTGCGCTCCCTAGTTGGTTGAAGTCTAAGTAACCTAGTAATACTAAGCTTTTCAGTGAAGTCAGATACCCAGTCAGCTGCAAAGTTTTTGGCATCTTTATTATGTTATCAGTTACTACGCTTCCTCCTTGTACTGGGTAATCGGATAGCCTATTCTCCAATATAAGGTTTTCATCTATTGAGGCACTCAGCCCATTATCTTTGTCTATCCCTGAACTACTCTGAGAACTTAGTTGTAGTTGGTTGGTTGGGGTAGTACTGAACCCAGTGAAATATATTCCTAGTTTAGTACTTGGTGAATACCACCAGTTAAGGAAGTAATTAGAAATCATTGGCTACCTCCGAACTTAGCATAAGAACTAGGGGGCGTAGCAGGCTTAGGCATCCACGCATTCGAGAAGTGTTCTCCTGGGGTGTAAGATTGCATAGAGGTTTGAGTAGGTACTACTTCCCCTATTGTCTTCCTTAAATTCGCTTGACCTTGAGGAGTAGTTAAAGATTCACTTATGCCTGCTATACTTCCAGCTACTATAGTCACTGCTTGAGCTTTGACGTCCATGTATTTGAGGACTGCCTGGGTAACCAAAGTTGTACTGAGAGCTTTGTCTATCGCTGCTTGGGTTTTAAGTAACGCTGTCTTAAACTCTACAAAGTTCTGTTTCCATTCATCAGACCCTATATTTCCTCGTGTCTCAGAGATTCTTTGTGCGTTAGCTACAACGTCTCTATCTTTAAGATGAGAAACACCATATTGTATCCCTTCAGATACACCGAGGGCTGACTTTAGTGCGGTCACTAATCCAGCAGGGACATTTCCCGTTCTAGACTCTATTTGTTTATTTATATCTGTTACTATCTTTACTGGATCAAAGTGACTACGTTTCTGTATCTCAATCGGATTTATTCCTAGGGCCATTAACATCATAGCCTTTTGTTCACTCATCCCAAAGAGTAATTCTTGTTGCAGGTTCTTACCAGCGCTTACTATTTCACCTAATGTAGTCCCAGCTAACTGAGCTTGGTTACTAAGTTTATAAAGTTGTTCTACAGATTTCCCCGTCTGTTGACTAAGTTTCTGTAGGTCTAATTCCCTCTCAAACTTGTCGGTTAGTTTACGTTGGAGAGACTCCATAAGGGTTACTATTCCGGCAGCTACCCCAGACAGAGCTAACCCTATTGCTGCACCTACTCCCCCTAACGAGGCTCCCCCCGCCACAGCCAGAGTCTTTGCTGTATCTTCCACATTGTCTTCGGGTATTATTTCCCCCCTAGACTTTTTAAGTAAATTCACTATGTCACTAAGGTGCTTCTCGCTTCGTTGTAGTAGTTTAACAACGTCTCGAGGAGACCTGTCAGATGTAGAAGTACCTGAGACCTGGGATTTTACCTTAGCCCCTTCCTCCTTCAATACATCCACTTTCTTTTTAAGTTTCTCATATTCTTTGTCATTTACATCTAATTTTACGTTAACTAAGAGTTCGTCTAATGGTTCAGCCACGGTTAGACTCCAAGAAAGTTAGGTAGTCTTTCATATTCCAAGTATTCATTATTTCTTTATAGGTACCCAGACCTTGTTGACTTAGTTTCATACCTATAGCCTTAAAGTTTACTTTGATTTCTTTTTTGTCTTCTCTGCCGATTCTGAATTCACCCCAAGCGTCAATAATTTTATTATCGCCTTGGGGTTGGAAAAAGTTCCAAAGTTATGCTCTAACATGTATCCTAGGAATAGTGCAAAATGTTTACGATAAGTTACAATATCTTCTAATTCTATATTTTTACCATCTACTTTGATACACTCACAAAGTACTTGTTGGAGTCTCGTGACATCTGAAGATTTTAGGTCTTGGAAAAATCCGAACTCCCCTACTCCGATTTTTACTATTATATTGAGTGCAAAGGGCCATAGGGCATTCAAATTATCAAAGTTAAGTAAGTCGACACTGAACTTATTCTCATGTCCAGGTATTTCAAACGTCATTACATCGCTACCTAGCATAGCAATCCTCCTTTGTCACTAGTATAAATACATGTTGACACAATGTCTACAATTATTTACTATCTCTAAGTACACTAGGTTTTACAATCCTTTCCCTAGTGTACTTTCCGTATTCGGGGGACACATGTTACCGTTTAGTTTACAAAGACTGATCCTGGAACTACGTAATGGGACAAAGAATATAAACGTAGTACAAAGTAAGCTTAAGTTCTGCAATGAGTTTGAAATAGAGCTTAAGATACAAAGTTCTAGGTATGCTGAAGATGTTTATGACTTTTGGTATAATATAGCTAGACTCAGTAAGCAAATAAAGAACTTTGATACTTTGTATAAGACAGTGAAGTCCTGGGATTACAAAGACGTACATGGTACTTCTGAAGAAATTAATAAGACCTACCAAGTAATACTGAGTGACAACATAGAACTATTCTATGATATCTTTGGTCTCACTAACTCAGATCCTTACTACGTCACTGCGATGATGGAAGCTAAGAAGAAGACGATACATAGTACCTTGCTTACTAACTTAAAAGCTTGGGGGCATATTTAGTTTTCTTTGAAGAAATTACTTGACAGGAAACTAAGGGTATGTTATCCATGATATACCTCGTTAAACTATGTTAAGCCCTAGGACACCCATCCTGGGGCTTTCCTGTTGTAATCTATGTATGATTATAAGTCAATACGATTAAGCAATCTCCTTGTGCAGGTCCTTATACTCAGTATGCTTAGTTACTCCGTTACTCCACACATTGTCAAAACTTAATTCTTTACAAACAAAGTCGAACATATCCTTACCTCGTTTATCATAGTAAGGTAAGTCATGAGTATACACTTTGGCTTCAGTCCCCATGTGACGACCAAGTTCACCTAGTATCTCAATGCTAGCTTCGACCATACATCTAGAGACGATAGCGCCTAGTCTTAATGCGTCTGATTCTTTGCACCTGAAATAGAAAGCATCGTGATGGGGTACTACGGCTATTCCTTCTTTGTAACAAAGTATCTGAGCCTTACGTAGAACCGCAGCCCCATTACCTTGCATAGGTAAATTCTTCTTAGAGTTAGACTTAGTAAACTCAGTAATAAAGTAAGCCCAAAAGTCTTTAGTGAAGATGATACCTTTCCCATCTGCGAGTCTCTCGTTTCTTTCAAGGAAAGCATAGTAATCTGGATAAGCTTTACGCATCCTAAGTAAAAACCTCTCTGCGTCTTTTAGGCAATCTTCTATGGACTTAGTTTCACCACTGTCTTTCCAGAAGTTAAAGAACCGAATAGACAACGACTTCGCCATCATACCAAAGAACACACCAAGTGTAATTGGCTTAAAGGAGTCACGTTGTGTACCGTGTGTCTTCTTGGTAGCTTCTTCTACGATAAACCCAGTTTTCTTACCTTGGCCTAAGTAGATGTCAGTAAGATAATCCTCTAACATAGAAGAGTCTCTTGATAACGCAGCTGCAACCAGGACTTCTTGGGACTTATAATCTATTCCAACCAACGCTTCACCTGGTTCAGGCCTTATAAGCATACGTAACCAAGGACTTAGATTTAGTATAAAACCTTGTTTAGGCTTAGGGCTAGTTCTCGAAGTCTTTTGATGATAAGGCCAATAGTCAGGTCTAATGTTACCTCTGTCATCCATAATCTCTCTTAAATCCCTAGAGCTTAATTGTTTCAAAGTGTTACGAGTGTGGTAAAATGGTGCTAAGATGTCTCTATACATCGACACCATTTCATCAAGGTATTCATCTTCTAATAGTAATCTATTACTCTTCTCTGTCTTCTTCCAAACACCATACAAGTTTACAGACTTTATATATTCTTCAAAGTTATCATTACAAAATCCATACTTAGTTAAGATCTTAGTCTTCTCAGTCTTAGTTTCTTCTTTTCCTTTGATTACAGAGTATTTCCCTGCTTTGTCTTTCTTGATCTTAATCTTAGTAGACAAAGTTACTTTCTTACTGTCAGTAACATACTTAGGTTTAAAGATCTCAAACTTAGTTACTTCGTTACAACGTTCGCTTAGTTTATTCTTAATCTCTACTCTGTTCTCATACACCTTAGATGTGAGTTCTTTGTCTACTTGGAGACCTTGGAAGTCTTGTTGACACATAGCAACTATCTTACAATATTCCCCTCGTTGTAACCTGTGTTCCAAAGTTATCCCATATCGACTAAACCTAGACAGAGCCTTAGCTAACATTGGTAATACTTTTGTATCTTCTTCGCAGTATTTAACTATCTGCGTATATTGTTCATCAGTATATGTAGTATTTCCAAGGATAATCTCCCTTGTTCCTTCTTTGTCTACAGTGTAAGGAATCTTGAAGTACTCTAATGCGTATAACAAACCATCACCTTTGGCTTTAGAGACGTCACTGTGGGTTAGTCTAAGCATCTTGAACTCAGTCCATAAGTCTAGCCACTTAGACTTTAGCATCCAATCCTTATTAAGATATTGATAAAACAATTGACACTCAGCACCACTGATATTATACCCTGCTATCACTGTATTATCTAAGTCTATGAGGTCACAATATCTCCTGAACTCTTTATAATCCCCCCTGAGGTCAAAGCTCTCTACTCCACTCCCAGAGACAAAGCTTGCACAGATTCCATTGTATTTCCAAGTACAGTCATTTTTACGATACTCAGTATCCACGTATATTATTTTCATGATTAGTCCACCTGGTCTTCTACGTCTAATGCAAGTAAGTCTTTGTTGGTTGCGATATCAAAGTTCTTGTTCCCGGCATATCCGCAGATTTTTCCACAATCCTTATGCTCAGTTAAGAACTTTCTTATCTTGTAATTTGTAATCTTAGCGATATCAGGGTTCTTAGATTTGTAAGCTTGATTAAGAGCACTAGAGATTGTCTCCCATGTGATGACATATCTAGCAGGTTCACCATGTGCGTCTGTTGGCTTCTTTAATCTAAACTTATCTTTGTGATAGATATAGACGTCTAAGTACTTATTAGGGTCATCACCTAGTTTGTAGTCTACTTCGTCTAGTAGTGCTTGGCGGACTAAGTCAAAGAATTCTTGCATATAGGAAGGCATCGCCAGAGAACTTATTTCATGTAGTTTATCTTGGTTCACATATCTATCAGTCATAGTCCCAACTACTTCTCTATGATACATACTAGCAACAAAGTTTTCTAAGAGCTCTTCGTCATTAGCTAGCATGTCTACTTCTTTGGCAGTTAATGTATTAAGTAATTTAGTATTATTTAGCATAGGTATAGCAAACCTCCTGTCGTTAGTGTCTAAGGCTGAGATTATAGATTCTGGATTAAGAGTAATTATTAAGTTAGCAAAGTTCTTAGCTGTGAAAGACTCACCATGCATTGGTCTATAAGTTTTATAATCATTTACAAAGGTCTTTAGGTAATTGTATTGAGTCTGACACATGACAGTTATTTCATCGAAGTTAACTAAGGTCTTCTCTGCTAAGCCCCCATCATAGAAGTCATAAGCTTGTTCTGAGCTCTTAAGTTCAAAGTTTTCTCTACCATGTAGACCTGCCATTAGACTTACGAAGATTCCTTTACCTACACCCTTCTCACCTATGAGGACTAAGTAACAATGATTCTTCTTCCTCATAGACGTAGCACACCAGTCTAATACGTATTCTTTACACTCTGGTCTAGGAAACAGAGTACTGAAGAACTTATCTAGTACTGGGTGCATATCGACCTTTTTAGGTTCCTTTATCTTCCAACTAGGTATGGAATAGGTATTCATAGCTTTATAAGCTAACTTACCATCATGTGCATCGAATAATAGTTTGTTGTTATAGGGGTCATAAACCTTCTTTCCTACGAAGAATTTCTCAGACCAGAAAGGGTCTTCTTCGTCTATGACACTAGTTATTGCGCTCTTATCCAAGGTTACGTGTTTGTAACCTTCTCTGTCGATTAAGTACCCATCTCCTTGGTTCTTAGTCATGAAGAAATAACATTGCCTATAGTGCTCAGCTAGACTCCACTTATTAAGTTCTTTTTCTCTCTTAGGTGTAGGGGACTTCTGAGATTTTAGATGGTCTCTTATAGTCACTATGTTCTCAGCGGCTACTTTCTCATGAACTTCCCATTCGTCACATAGTTCCTTTATTCTAACTTTGTCTACCTTAAATCTTGCCCCAAAGGAGTCTTCTAACTTTATTTCATTCCCTACAAGTAGGAACTTGTATTTAGTACTTGACTCCGTATCGTAAACCGTGTTACTCATTGTATATACCCTTCATGTTTGGTCTAGGTTATTCATAGTAGCCTAGATTTTTTCATATCAAGTCTTTTATATGTTCTAGGTTTATAACTATGACAGCTCTGTTATTGAGTACACAGTACTCAGTAGGTAGTCTATAGTCCTTGATATATCTTCTTATAGTCCTTGTACTCACACCTAGTAACTCCGCAACTTGGTCTATCGTCATCTTCCCATTGATACTAAGTACCTTCCCTCTGTCAACTTTGGTTATGACCTTTGTAGCCATGATACTTTACCTCCTCGTAATCACAGTACACTACAAAGAAACATTTGTCAACTCATATGACAAATAAAGTATAGAAATCTTCATTTGTTAAAAATCTTAGAATTTAACAAGGGTCGATAAGGTAACAAATCAAAGTTACCCAGCTAATACCAACGATAACTCTTAAATTTTGGAACTTTGTCTCCTAAAATCGACGTGTCCAAAACCGTTGATAATCCACGATTTCCTATTTTTAGCTTATATAGTAAGTTTTAAAGAAATAAATAAATATTTTTATCCTTGTGGCCAACCCCTAAAAACTAGGATATTTAGGTTGTGCTCGGTATACATAAGAAAGTTTTAGGTTACGGGACTAGGAGACAGAGAGAATTTGGTTGGTATTTAGTTAACTGATACACTAGTATATTATTAGTTCCGAAAAAAACTAGGAGACAGAATTTTGAGGTCTACAACTAAATTTAGTAATTGGGTATCTATAGAAATAGCTAAGTGTTGGTTGACTGGACCTACGATGTAGTATATAAACAAAAAGACCTAAGTCGATTGGTTCAACTTAGGCCCACATAATCCTTAATCCACAAGGAGTACTCTATATGAGTATCACGTCTTTAGTTTCTTTGCAAGCCATCTCCTCAAATAAAGTTCCAGCTACTACAAGTTTAAAAATTGCAGAGTTCACTGGGAAAGAGCACAAACATGTAATACGTGATTTAGAAATCCTTATTTCTGAAGGACATATAGGTGAGTCCAATTTTGGGCTATCTAACTATAAGACATCACAAGGGAAAAAGATGCCAATGTATGTTCTCGACGAAGACGCAACTACGCTTCTTCTCATGGGTTATACAGGTAAGGAAGCAATGACTTGGAAGAAAGCTTACATTGCTGAGTTCAAAAAGATGCGCGAAGAACTTAGTAATAAGAAGAACGTCGTACAACGTATTAGACACGACGATTATTCTTCGTTATACAGAGTACAACAAACAGTAGCAGACCATGTAAGAAAGACAGTGGAAGGAAAAGAAGGCCACGTAGGGTATTATGTTAATCTGAACAAGGAAACTGACATAGCTGCTTTTGGGTTCTATGAGAAAGGGATGAGACAAAGCATGACTAAGGAGCAAGCTGATAGTCTAAGGAAGACTTTGGAAACTTCAGTATCAATTATGCTAAACAAAGGAATTACGAACCCTAAGAAACTCGGTAAGGAACTGAGTAAGAGTTTAGTAATGACTTCCGCCAAATAGTCTAACACCCCAGTACATAAGTCTGGCTATCCAAGGTTTGACTCCTTGGTCAATCAACGCAACTCTGAATATCTGGTCACACTGCTTTCTAGGGTACTTCCTTACTGAGTATAAGTAGTCATGGACAGTGGAGGCCAGGTTTCCTCTGTCTCCACATAAATCAAAGACAAAAGGAATACGAGGTACGCTAGCAAAGTCTGTTACGAAACCCACAGGGACTTCGATGTCATTGTATATTAGAGGGGACAATAGCTTCCATGAACCTCGTCCCTCATTGCTTACATCTTCTACTTGCTCTACGTCTAACTTACTAAAAGTCATTATACCCTCAAAGTATTATGAAGGAACATTGTAATAGTTCTAATCATATCAGTTGGGACGTTGCTGTACATTCTGTCATCGAATCTTTTGAAATGTGACTTAGCACTTGTAACTGTGTCTAATGGGTCAGCTGTGTTCACGGAAGCAAAAGGTATAAATAACCCACCTGCAGTCTGTTGAGCTAACATAGCTGCTTGTATAAGTTTATAGTTAGGGTTATCATAGTATACACGGAACTCTGCAGTGCTTGTATTGTTAGCTACATAGGTTGTATGTATCTCTGCATCACTGCCTACATCTTCGTTAATTAAGTCTGTGTTAGGTCTTATAGTTAAGAAAGTCCCACTAGCAAAACCTTGTAAAGGTATAGCACCGATTGTTATTATTTGGTTGAGGGGACTATACGTTTGCCTAGATATAGCTGTCATAGTAACTCCTTATATATTAAGATTCACATTGATTACCATTCTCTGTATTCTCGATAACAATGTTAAGTTAGCCGAGAGGTCAGAGTATATTCTGTTAGTGATGTTTATTGGTGCTACATCAGCTTTGTTCTTGTATGAGATATCACTATTTTTATAAGGGACTATGATTCTTTGGTCTAAGGCTTTGTTCAAGGAACCCTTAAAAGTGTTTATTATGAGCTGTATACCATCGTCCTCATAAGGGAGTCCACCACGTCCTTGCATTGATGCTAACAAAGTAACAAAGTCATTTTGAATATTAAGTTTGAGGAACACAGACCCTACAATCTGGTCTAAGTAACGAAGTGCTGTAGGCTTAGAAGAAGATACAAGGCCGTACTGAGTAAGGGCTAAACCTTGATTCCCAAAACTAGGATAGATATTGTTATTAGTCCCAATGAGCCCAGTAGTTGTGTCGCCTATACTAGAAGTGGTGATATTGTTGTCACCAGGTAAACTCGCCAGAGTCATCCCTGCAAAAGGTTTGAGTCCAACTCCTGACGCAAATAAGTCTACGAAGTATTCTCCCATGCACGCTGCTCCTAGAGACAGAGGAGCTGTAGTCCCTCCCCCTATCGGAGTTAGGTTCCCTTTGTAGTTACATATAAGAATGTAGTCAGAACCACCCGCTGTTTGTACAGTGGTAGCAATAGCTCCATTGTCATCAACATCGATTAACATGACTTTAGGATTACCTAGCGCTGCCTGATTATTCATCGCAGCTGACCAACCAGTGAGCCCAGTGATATCTGCAGCGACTACTTTGTAAGCAAGGTACAACGCAAATGGGTTGTTATTGTAAGTTAATAAATTATTAAGAAGAGTAACATAGTCACCAGGTGTAGCTGCGCTACTGTCTATGCATCCAATGTATACTCTACTCGGTGACGGTGATTGACTAAATACTAAAGTAGCAGCATTGATTATGAACTGATATCTGTCTTTGTCTGCCTGAGTTGTAGCAGCTGTTTCTAAGGGTTGAAAGTCAGATAACACATCTGTCAACTGAGTATAGGCATAGGATAAGTTAGTTAATGGGACGCCCCATCTAGCAGGTCTACTAGCCGTAGGGAATACTCCGACAATCATCATGTCATTAAAGCTAGGTGCCTGAGACAACGTAGTATTCAGACTGACGTTAACATTGACTAACCAGGATAAATTTACACTCATATTACACTCCTGATAATTGGTAAGCGATAGTATTGATAGTGGTGGTATTAGTATCAGATAACTCACACACAGCGTTAAGAGTCATCGTAACTTCGAATCTAAAGATACTACGGTTCTCATATAATTCTTCTATGACTGTTGTGTTAAAGGTAGAACTCATGTATTTAAGTTTAGTGTCATTGGGCATATATTGGCTACGTTCCATTTTCACGAGGAACATTTGAGCGTATGTAAATGCTTCGATTTTGTCATAGCTATAGAACCCAAAGGTTACTTGGACAACCGAAGCTTTACTGTAAACAAAGTTCCCACTGCCATCTAGTGTCGTATAATTCGTATTTTCTATGTTATCTACGTCTACTATGTTTACGACGCAATAAGGAAATGCTGGTCTTAGTTCTTGCTGGAATGCCCACAAAGCAGTAAGTCCTGTGGTATCCTTTGCTAGCTTTATAAGATTAAAGAAGCTAAAGAACTGAGAATCTATCTCAGGATAAGGTATCGATATCGATGTACCATTGTAACTTATTCTATTGTCTCTACATAGTAACGTAGCTACGTGGTTAGTTTGCATTGCTGTTAAGTGCTGATAATCAAGGTCACTTATTATTTTATAGACTAAGTTATTAAAGATAATATAGTCAGACACAGACACTCCAGTACTATCTACTTTCAGAGGATAGTCTGTGTACATGTTTATGTAGTCTGAGTAGTGAGTGCCTTCCTTCATAAACTTAATTTGAGAAGAAGTAACTGGTTGCACAGAACCTAGTATTGTACTAAGAACATATGCAGGGAGTATAGCATACCCATTGTTGTCATAGGTCACTAAACCTGTAAAGTCTACTAAGGTGACTGGGACTAAGAAGTCAGGGTTAATCATTGTGTACCTTGTAGGTTATGGCATTACGTAGTTGTCCTGAATCTATAAGTGGCGTAGAACTACCTTTCCTAGAAATCGTTCTTACTGAGTTACTAGGTGCTATTCCTTTTCTTATTCCTTCTTTTATGAGATTAGTTATATAGATACCTATTAAGTCGAATGACTGGTCAGGCCTAGTGGATAACAGCTCTTTAAATTTTTTGGATATCTTATCTTTATTTTTCTTGAAAGTACTTTCAATGAAGCTACGTTTAGGTACACCTTGACCCAACTCATTATAGCTAGCTACTTCAGCGACTGTGAGAGTAGGAGAAACTGCGAATTTAGGTCCGGGTTTATTATACGGTGTTTTACGAACTAATTTCTTCTGTTCACCTTCTGCGCCATGAATACCAATAGTGATGTGCTTCTTACTTAATTCTTTTAATTTCTCTAAGTCTCTTAATCTCATATGTAGACACCTACAGTTACGAATCCACCATAGGTAATAGCTAGCCTACGAAGTAGACTAAGATAGATACGCCCGTACTTAGTAAGCATATATTCATTATCATAGCCTACAAGGTTGGGGTTGGTTGCCCAGGACTTAGACACAGCGCCAGTAGAATCAGAGGCCAGCTGTTGACCTGAGTAACCTACTGTGTTAGTCTCATAAGCTAATAAGAAGTGACCCAATAAGTTCATGTAACCGTTCTTTAGTAGTTCACCCCAGACACTAGTTTCAAATAGATTCTTTGTGTTTAGGTCATCGATCCAATACTGTATCCTAGCGTCTGACATCGCTGTAATAAGTTTATCACTGCTAAAGAATGCCCTAACGTCGGCTACAGTATAAGTAGGCATGGTTTACCCTTCTGTCGGTGCACTTGGGTTTATCCCAGTTGCTTTGTACACTGCTTCAGGCCTCTTAAGAGTCAACCCTGCAGTAATATTTTCATAGGGCATATAGTAAGCAATGGTTTTAGCATCGTAACTTTGTGGCAACGCGCCTAGTACTCTTGCTGTACTAAGTTCGATGTTCATTGGGTCATTGTAGTAAAAAAGAATTGTGTTGTTGTCCATATCTGGTAATTGGCCAATACGGAAACCACGTTCAGTTAAGAAACTTAGGGCAGAAGCACCCATGAGGTCAGAGTAAGTTCTTTCCAAGATCATGTAGTTCAGAGTACTGACAATGAAACAGAAAGGGTTTCTCATAGTCTCAAAAGTAGCCCTTGTTCTACCCATAATCTCACCTTTAGCAGCGATGAGGTTGTCAATGATTGCACGACCAGTGGTAGAAGCTGAGCCCCAGTTCACCATAGCTTGAGTAATAGAACCTACAGCGGAGTTATTAAAGATACCTTTTTCTTCCGGGGTAGACCCTACAGTGCTATATAGAGCATAAGATTGTTCAGAGATAGCTAAGTCACGAGCAACACGTCGACTAAGTATACCTTGTAAGTCAATACCCTTAGCAGCTGCGATTTCCAAGTCACCAATAGTCATCATGAAGCCTTCGACTTCTTGGCGAATTGGTCTACGAAGTAACTGAGAAGAAGCTTTGATAAACCGATATTCACTCGGGTTTACATAGTCTGGTAAGTTACCTTGCTTATTTGTATTATCAAGACCGGTAGGGGATACTAAGATAGGGGAATAAATCTTAGCTGTAGGATCAACTCCCGTATACTCATAGAACATTTTTTCATTAGGGAAGTTACCAAAATTCATACGAAGAAAGGAAACTTCGACTACTTGCTCAACCATGCGACGGTCAAGGTCTACAGCCATTTCATAGGTTTGTAACAATGAGTTGGCGTCAAAGCGTTTCCCACCAAAGCTGGTCCCCCATACTTTGGATGCTAAGTCTACTAAGAGAGAATCGTATCGTTTTTCACGCTTCTCAGAGGAGAAAAACTTACGTAACTGTCCACTTTTATCTTCATTTACAAGCTGGTTGACTAAGAACATTGACATATCGTTATCTCCTTTTTATACTACTTTGACGATTGCGAAACCACCGGCAGAAGCACCAGTGAGGAAGAACCAAGAAGGGTGTGCCGCAGCTGTTGTTGTATCCGCTGATTTACGGAAAGCGCCTAACTGAGTCCCACCAGCACCAGTAGCGAATCTAATAAATACTTGGTCCCCTGGTAACACAGCTTCTTCCACAACTACTGCGATATCGCCAAGTTCGAAAGCAGACATAGATGACCCAGGTGCAGCACCATAAGTGTCAGCTGCTACTAAGTTGCCATTTACATCATAATAGTTACTACGAACTCTTTGTCCGATGGAAGCAATGAACATACGATTTGTGATATCACCACTTGCTGCAGGGAGTTTGAATCCCGCAGTAGCACCATCCAATTTCACTGCAATCCCGAAAGGAATAATAACAGTGTCAGTATTGGACGCTGAAAGTTGGGAAAATGGGTTACTATCAGCAACTTGGCCAGCAATGAATGCGTAAGGTTGTATATTCTTAGTATATGGCATATTATACCTTTCCTTTCTTAAGGAGTTTGTCTAAGTAATTCTCACTACTATACTCAGTGAACGAAGAGTCATTACGTTGTGAAGGGATACTAAATTTACTAAGTACTCTGTCTACTTCGGACACAGGTTCTTTTTCTATCGAAGTAAGAGAGTCCATCCTAGTTCCAAAGCTGTCTATCTTAGCATTAAGCTTAGCTAGAGTTTCTAAGATCTCAGCCATTACGTCACTGTCTTTACGACTACGTTTAGCATCCTTCTTCTTTTTATCTTTCTTCTCTGCTTTTTCTTCTATTTCCTCTTCTTCCTCTTCCTCGTTCTCTGGACGACTTTCAGCTGTGTCTTTGTGCTCTTCTTCGTCATCATCGTCATCATCTTTTTTGTCTTTGTGTGCTTCTTCTTTTTCTTCTTCCTTAGCCCACTCAACTAAATCTTTGTCTTTTTTATCTTTTTTCTTAACATCTTTTTTGTCATCGTCACATTTTTCTTCGTCATCTTTTTTACGATGACTATCCTTTTTCTTCATATCCTTCTTGTCATCGTCTTTCTTTTCTTCGTTATCTATGCGATACACCATAGCTTCGTCCC